AGATCAGAATTCAGCGTTCCTATCAGTTGACGTGAAGAAATTCGCGGGTCAACAAAAATTCTCAGTCGAATTGCTCACACGCACTTCGCCCCTCTTTTATGACGAGTTACTTCGTAATATGGTTGCGGCAATGGCTAAGGCACAAGATCGTTACGCTAACGATCGCCTAGTTGCAGGCGCAACTGCTGACGCAACAACAATCACGACCTATCCAACAGGCGCAGAATTGCTTGGCGTTATCGCACGCGGTTCAGCCAGCGTTTATGCTGCAACTGCAGGTCTTGCAAATCCATTTGCACGCAACATTTTGGTCAACACTTCACAGTGGTCAAACCTCATGTCGCTAAACAACAATGGCGTTCCGCTATACAACGAAGTAACAAACCCAATGAACCAGCCAGGAATTGCAACACCAACGTCACTACGTGGACGCGTTGCCGGACTTGATCTCTACGTTACTGCAAATACTGCAGCAACAACAGACACAGATGATTCAATTCTGATCATCAACCCAGACGCATACACATGGTACGAGGGAACTTCATACCAGTTGCGCGCAGAATCAACTGCAGACGGTTCAATTACAGTGGGCGTCTATTCCTTTGGTGCCGTGGCGACGAAAATCGCGGCGGGCGCTTTTGGCGTAAACAAAACTGCTTAATAACCCAAACTAATCATGCGGCGGGTTCTCCCGATCTCGCCGCAGCAGATCGAGAGGAACGCTCATGCCTAGTATTGTCACCGCAAGCCAACTGCGAACAGTTCTAGGCGTGAGCGTTTCCTTATACAGTGACAGTTATCTTGACGAAATAATTAACACGTCGGAAAACGTAATTTTGCCAATGCTGGTGGCAAATACTTCAGCAATCAATTCATACAAACTTGAATCAAACGTGGCTTACTTCTACACACAACGCAGTCACCATTTCGTTGCCGGTCAATCGGTCATTGTGACTGGTCTCCCAGCACCATTCACCGCAACGCACACAGTTGTCACCGCTACTGAGTATTCTTTTACCGCTGCATTGACTTCATCAAATGTCACCTTGCGCGAGATCATTCCAATGGGTACGGCTACACTTTCAGGCTATTCAGCCGCCGATATTTACGCAAATACCCCTGCAATCGAATCAGCCATTCTTGCAGTTAGCGTTGAAGTGTTTCAGTCACGCGTAGCAGCTGGTGGCCAGATCGAAGGCGTTGACTTTACTTCTACGCCGTACCGAATGGGACGCAGCCTGACCAACCGTGTCAGCACATTGCTTATGCCTTACCTAGACGTTGAAACGGTCGTGCAATAAGTGCCAGCCAATTCCGTTGCCGAAACCCGCGCAGCCCTAGCCAATTCATTCAGCGCCTTAGCGGCCAACATTTATTCGAGCGTACCTGAAGCACCAATTCCACCTGCAATCGTGGTTGTGCCAGATTCGCCATACATGGAAATTGTTTTGATCGGCAAGGCCAAAACACAGGTAAAGATCAATTTTGCAATTTCAGCAATTGTTGCTTCGAATAGCAACGCAGGTTCACTTGATAACCTGGAAAAACTCATCATGGGAATTCTTGCGGCTATGCCCGCAGGATACGTTGTTGGACAAATCGAAAAGCCGACGGTTCTAGAAGTAGGGCAGTCACCAATGCTGGTCGCCGACATCAACGTTTCAACTTACTACACACAGACAACATAGGGGACAAAATGCCAACGACAATCATTACTGGTCGCGATTTAGTCGTGACCATTGCAACCGTTAATTATGACGCGCAGGCGACCAGCGCAACACTTGCTAATAGCCCAACCGTCGAAACGTATCAAACACTAGACGGCAAGGCTTACAAGCACATTGACGATCAGTGGACATTTGACGTTTCAATGCTCGCTGACTGGGGCGCGACTGGTTCATTGTGCGAAGCACTATGGTCAGCCTGCGAATCAGCACCAAACACAACATTGGCAGTTTCATTAACTGCAGTCACAGGCGCGGTTTTTGCGTTCAACGTTATGCCAGTATTCCCAGCAGTGGGCGGGGCAGCACCAGACGCGCAGACCGTTGACCTATCATTCATTGTTGTAGGAACACCTACAGAAACCTTCAGCTAAAAACTAACAATCGGGAGAAAAAATGAAACTACCAATCACAATTGAATACAACGACGGGACGCAGGCGACCTACATGGCTGCGCCACCTGAGTGGGTTAAGTGGGAAAAGCACACCGGTCACACGATTAGCCAAGCACAGGAAAAGATTGGAATTTCCGATCTAGTCTTTTTGGCTTATCACGCTATGAAGCGAGAAGCCGCTGGGAAACCAGTCAAGCCAATCGAAGCGTGGACTGAAACGATTGCTGAAGTGATCGTTGGTGAAGCAAACCCAAAAGCCACCCAGTCGGAAGCCTAAATCGAATCATTTGGGAATTGGCCATAGCGACCAACTTACCCAAAGAACAATTTGAATCGGCTGAGGACATTTTAACGGCGCTGGAAATTCTGGAAGGACGGGCAAATGGCAACTGACGCAATCAGTTATGACAAGGCTGAATTGCGTGCCATTACCCGTTCTTTTAAAGCAATGGACGAAGAAGCAACCAACCAGGCTAAAGTGATCAGCAGTGAATTGGCTGATTACGTTCGATCAAGTGTGATTGACACCGCGGCGCTCAGTACCACAAATCAACGCGCTAAAATCAAAATTGCTACTGGTGCCAAGGTTTCCAAATCTTCCAAAATTGGTGAAATTAGTTATGGCTTCGCCGCACAGAAGTTTTCAGGCGGGGCAACAACTCAGCAAGTATGGGCTGGCAATGAATTTGGTTCAAATAAATATAAGCAATTTCCAGTCTGGTCAGGTCGTGAAGGCCGCGGTTCTCGCGGTTGGTTTATCTACCCAACCCTTCGCAGCATTCAACCTGAAATCGTTAAACGTTGGGAAAACAGTTTTCTTAAAGTAGTGAAGGAGTACAACTAGTGGCTGGCAGTCGTACCCTTAAACTTTCGATTCTTGGTGACGTTGACAATCTCAACAAGTCACTGAAAACGGCCTCAGCAGACGTCGATTCATTTGGCGACAAAATGGGCAAGGTCGGCAAAATGGTTGGCGCAGCCTTCGTTGCTGCCGCCGCCGCTGCTGGTGCTTATGCAATCAAAATTGGCGTGGACGGCGTCAAAGCCGCCCTTGAAGATGAAAAAGCCCAACGCATTCTTGCATTGACTTTAGAAAATACAACCGCAGCAACAAAAGCCCAAATTGCGGCCGTAGAAGATTATATAACCGAAACTGCGCTGGCCACGGGCGTTACTGACGATCAGCTGCGACCAGCATTGTCACGTTTAGTAAGATCGACCAAAGATACTGAAGAAGCACAAAAGTTGCTTGGTCTAGCGCTTGATATCAGTTCTGCTACGGGCAAGCCACTAGAAGCCGTTGCCAATTCTTTAGGTAAAGCCTATGACGGAAACACAAATGCCCTGGGTAAATTGGGTCTAGGTATAGACCAATCAATTTTGAAAACCAAAGATTTTAATAAGGTATATGAAAGTCTTCGAGGTTCTTTTGCCGGATTTGCAGCGCAAGAAGCAAACACGTTTCAAGGCAGACTAGATCGGCTGAATGTTGCCTTCGACGAAGCCAAAGAAACAATTGGTTTTGCATTGTTGCCAGTTTTGGAAAAGGTCATTCGATTCATCAATGACAACGCATTGCCAATCATAAACGCCCTGGCTGAAGGTTTCGGTTCGAAGGGTGCGGGGCTTAGCGGAATCATTAGCAATCTTGGTCAGACAATAACCAATGTTTTTACACCGATTATCAATGGGCTAGTCAAAGCATTCAACTACGTCAAAGAAGCAATTGGCGAGAACCTAGAAACTTTTAAGGTATTTGGCAGTTACGTTGCAACCTATTTGGCGCCCGTCATTGGAACGGTACTAGGCGGGGCGCTTCAGGTTGCGGGAAAGATCGCTGGCAGCGTTATTGACGTCATTGCTGGCGTAGTCAAAATTTTGAATGGCTTGATCTCAGGTGCGGTTGCTGGAATCAATGCACTAATTTCTGCCTATAACGCCATTCCATTTCTGCCAAACGTTTCAAAGATTTCAACACCAAATGTCAGTGTGCCTTCAATCAAAACGCCTAGCGTTACGACTTCGGTTCCTTCAATACCTTCGATCTCAGCGCCTTCTGCTGGTGCAACAACATCAAGCGGCGGCGGTGGCGTGGCCACGGCTGCAAAGGCCGCTGCAACGACGGCAGCCAAAATCACTGGCTTGGGTGCGTCAGGCGTATCAGGAGTGAACACAAATAGCATGGCTGGAATTGCCGCTGCGTCAGGAACAACTATCAACCTGACCGTAAACGGCGCAGTTGACAAGGAAGGCACCGCCAGAACAATCGTTGACACGCTAAACAATTCCTACTATCGCGGCACTGGTGGCGCAGGAAATCTAGTCGCATGACCCAATGGACGCCCATTTGGCTGGTTGAAATTGACGGCGTTGAATACACTTCAGCGGTTTTGGCAAACCTCACCATTCAAAGCGGCCGCACAAACATTTACGAACAGGCACAGGCGGGTTACACAAACATTCAGTTGATTGACGTCAACCAGGCGACAATCCCAGTCAACATCAATTCGAGCATTTCAATTCGGGTCAAGGATACGTCAGACACATTTGTGCCGATTTTCGGCGGCAACGTCGTTGACATTGGGTTGGAAGTTCGTGACGTCGGTTCCACCATGTTCACGCAGACTTATTCGATCACCGCGCTGGGGGCGTTGGCGCGCTTGCCAAAGGCATTGACCGACGGCGTTCTTTCCAAAGATTATGACGGCGATCAGATATATGCAATCCTTTCAGATTTATTGCTGCAAACTTGGGCTGAGGTACCAGGGGCATTGACGTGGGCAACTGAAGACCCAACCGTGACCTGGGCGGCAGCGGGCAACATTGGCTTAGGTCAAATAGATCAGCCAGGCGATTATGAGCTGGCGGCGCGATCAAGCGAGCGAACCGACGTTTATTCGTTGGTATCAGCCTTAGCCACTTCAGGGCTTGGGTACATTTATGAGGACGCACAAGGGCGCATTTCTTACGCGGACGCAACGCACCGCAGCCAATATCTTTCGGTTAATGGTTACGTTCAAATAACGGCCAACCAGGCACGTGCGGCAGGTCTGCGAACCGAAACCCGCGCGGGCGACGTGCGAAACAATTTGACGATCAAATATGGTTCAACTAGCAGCGCAGAAGTGAGCGCCAGCGATTCTGCCTCAATTCTTACTTACGGCACACTTTCACAGATAATAACTACAACCTTAGAAAAATCCGCTGACGCTAGCGATCAGGCTGATTTTTATTTGGCGCTGCGAAAAGATCCACAACCCATTTTCAGTGAAATTACCTATGACCTAACCAACCCTGAAGTGGACAACGCAGACCGTGACGCCCTAATCGAAGTGTTCATGGGAATGCCAGTGGCTATCAATGACCTGCCCGTCAACATGGGTTCGATCTTTCAGGGCTTCGTTGAAGGCTGGACATTCCGCGCGGGTTACAACACCCTTTCAGTTTCGCTCAATCTTTCGCCCGTTGCCTATTCACTGCAAGCATTGCAATGGAACGAAATTTCCAACACATTTACCTGGTCGGGCGTGTCGCCAACGCTAGACTGGGCACGTGCCACAATTGTTACCTAAGAAGGAGAAGAACCTATGACGAACCCAACAACGCCCTTTTCGTGGCAAATGCCGACGGCGAGTGACCTGGTAACGGATTTACCAGCGGATTTCGAAACCTTCGGTCAAGCCGTAGCAACTTCTATGGCTGATTTGCTTGGTGGCACAACTGGTCAGATTTTGGCTAAAAATTCAAATACCGACATGGATTTCACGTGGATAACCAATGACGTTGGTGACATAACTGCCGTCACTGCTGGGACGGGACTTTCAGGTGGCGGCACTTCAGGCGCAGTCACTTTGGCCATTGATTCAACAGTGGCAACACTGACAGGCACACAGACGCTTACAAATAAAACAATAGACGCCGCAAGCAATACTTTGACGGGCGTGGTCACTCTTACGGGCACACAAACCCTAACCAATAAAACGTTAACCGCACCGGTGATCAACATTGATTTTAACGCACAAACTGCTGCATATACCTTGGTCGCAAGTGACGCGTCAAAGCTGGTAACGGTGAGCGATACGGTTTCAAGAACCGTAACTATTCCACCTTCAGTTTTTAGCGCTGGTCAAATAATTAACGTGCAACGTATTGGCACTGGCGCAGTTCCATTTGCCGCGGGCGCTGGGGTGACAATAACTTCAACAGGTGCAACCGCTGCTGCGCCAACACTTCGGGCGCGCTATTCAGCGGCTTCAGTAATTTGCACCGCGTCAAACACCTTCACCGTGATTGGCGACATTGCATAATGAGCATTTTGGGCATTATGGCTTCACAAAATTATCCGCGCGAATTTTCTTGCGATTTTCTGGTGGTTGCAGGCGGCGGCGCTGGTGGTTCATTTCGCGGCGGCGGTGGCGGCGCTGGTGGTTATCGAACGAGCGTGGGCACTTCTGGGCGCGGCGCTAGTGCCGAAACGGCGTTGACAGTCATTCCTTCCACAAATTACACAGTAACCATTGGCGCTGGTGGGGCAAAAGTAACAACCGACAACCCTGGCAACAACGGCAACAATTCAGTTTTTTCAACGGTCACTTCAACAGGCGGCGGCGCTGGTGGTAATGCTTCAGGTACTGCGTCAAACGGCGGCGCTGGTGGTGGCGCGCAAGGAAACGACGTTTTGCCAGGAACACACACCGCTGGACTTGGCACAACTGGACAAGGTTATGACGGCGGAACCGCTAACGGAAACAGTTCACCATTTCGCGGCGGCGGTGGTGGTGGCGCTGGTGCGGCTGGCAATGCTGGGACAGTGGACGGCGTGGGTGGCGCGGGCGTAACTTCTTCAATTTCTGGTTCGAGCATTACTTACGCCGTTGGTGCAAATGGTGGTGCAACTTCTGCGGGCAGCGGCGGTGACGGAACGGCAAATCGGGGCAATGGTGGTTGCGGTGGCGGTGATACTTCAGGAACAAACGGAAACGGTGGTTCAGGAATAGTTGTCCTCAAATATCCTGACACGAAAACAATCACAATTGGCGCTGGTCTAACTGGTTCTACGGGTTCGCCTTCTGGTGGTTTTTTGGTCACAACAATAACGGCTGGCACTGGGAATGTGAGTTGGGCATAATGGCACATTACGCGTTTTTAGATCAAAACAATATCGTTACTGAAGTTGTTGTCGGTATTGACGAAACTCAATTAATTGAAGGGGTTTCAACTGAGGAATGGTATTCCAATTTTAGGGGTCAAACCTGCAAGCGCACTTCATACAACGGCACAATCCGTTTTAATTATGCTGGCGTCGGGTACACATACGACCCAATTGACGACGCGTTCATTGCACCAATGCCGGAATGCGGGCATGACGAATTATTTCTAAACAACTCAAAACAATGGGAATGCCCAGACGCGTCCCACATATTGAAAGAGAAAAATTCATGATATTTCCAGCGGGGACAAATGCCAGGTTGATTGAAGTCGCAGCCGCCGAAGTCGGCACGATCGAGGAAGGCGACAACCTCACCAAATACGGGAAATTTACAAAAGCCGACGGGTTGCCCTGGTGCGGAAGTTTCGTCAATTGGTGCTGCGCGCAGGCAAATGTCAAAATTCATTCAGTTGTCAGCACCGCAGTTGGTGCGCATAAATTCAAAGAAATCAATCGCTGGTCGAACATTCCTCAGCTGGGAAGTCTGGCATTTATGGATTTTCCACATGACGGCGTTGATCGCATTTCACACATTGGAATTGTTGTTGGGTTAATTGACAATAAAACTTGCCTGACAATCGAAGGCAACACAAGCGGCACCGGTGATCAGCGCAATGGCGGCATGGTCATGGTCAAGGTTCGTGCCTACGGTGAAGGCAAAGAAATTGTCGGTTTTGGTATTCCTAAATTCACACCTTACAAGGGAGAATTTCCTAGTGTTGAAATGCCAAAAATGGCAGATAAACCGAAGAAGGAGAAAACCAAATGGAACAAGCCAAAGCCCTAGCAGCCTCATGGGGACGGTCATTTTTGGCCGCAGCGCTCGCGCTATACATGGCAGGGGTCACAGACCCTAAGACGCTTGCAATGGCAGGCGCAGCAGCGGTTGCACCAGTCATGCTTCGCTGGCTAAACCCTAACGACAAAGCCTTCGGTTCAACGGGGAAGTGAGCCGTCGATTCGCGGCGGCAGCGTTGGTCTGGGCACTTGCACTAACGCTGACCGCTTGCGGGTACCAAGGCTGGACACGCTATGAATGCCAAGAATTCGACAACTGGAAAAACCCAGAATGCCAAAAACCAGAATGTATCCCGACTGGAACATGCACTGCAGACATACTTGGAATTGAATCGCCTTAGACCTGCACGCCGTAAATCGCCAGAAGAAATTCACGCCCAGCTCATTTTGATTATTGGTTCAACCCTTGCTGCAGTGTTTTTGATCGTAACGCTGGGCATAACTTATGCGCTGATCTTCGTCACGCAACCAATCGGCAACCAGGCGCCCAATGACGCCGCATTTATTGATCTATTGAAAACCCTGGCTATTTTCTTGACTGGTTCACTAGGCGGCGTACTGGCTGGTAACGGCTTAAAATCAAAACCGAAGCCAACAGACACGCCGAAAACTACGCAGGATTCTTGACCTTGTCGTACTTAGCCGTCATGCTTCTGATCGAGGACGGCCGAAGTTACGGAAAAGGCGAAACACTAAGGTCGTTCTCCTAACAGAATCGGGAGAATTCTAAAATGACAACTGAACAAATAATCGGCTTGGCCGTTATCGCTCAACTATCAATCAGCGTTTTGATCTATTCCATGGGATATCGGGACGGCAAATCCGTCGGGTATCACCATGGCCGTTCTATCGGCATGGCAATGGGCAAGATCAAGGCGGGCAAATAAATGGGATTCCTGGACAATTATGAGGCCAGTCGCGAGCGTTTAGAACGTTGGTTGAAAACTTACCCAGCAGGACGCATTGAAACACGCATTGTTGAATTCAGCCCGGACAAGGGTTACGTTCTTGTAGAAGCCAAAGGGTTTCGTAATCAGGAAGAAATTCAGCCAGCAGGAATTGATTATGCCTATGGATACCAGGCTGCCTATCAGCCAAACATGCGTCGTTGGTTCGTTGAGGACACGGTGACCAGTGCGATCATGCGCGTTCAACAATTGATCATGGGTGGCGCTGAGCGAAGCACAAAAGAAATTATGGAGCAGGTCGAGCGAGCGCCTTCAGCTGCCGTCGTCGCTTCTACTGCACAAGCCCAGGTTGATTACTGGACAACCAAATTTGGCGAGCCTGAGCAGTCAGGCGTAACGCCAGTGGCTTCAACCTTAGATGAAATCGCAAAACAACTGGGCGGTGAATTGGTCGAAGAAGCACCGCAGTGCATACATGGGCACCGAATCTGGGCAACTGGCAAGAAAAAGAACGGTGAGGACTGGGGCGCATATCGTTGCGTTGAAAAAAACCGTGCCAATCAATGTCAGCCAATTTGGTACGTATTCGGTTCAAATGGAAAGTGGCGTGCGCAATGAGCGATTACATGGAACTAATCAACCCAAAGACCAGAATCTGCAAACTGATCAAAGACGGTGAAGTGGTTGCCGAATACAAAATGGAACAGTGTGACAAATGCTCATTGCTGGCCAAGATCGACGAATTTGGCTATCAACGCGGCATTGACGGTGAAAAGTTATTGTGGTTTTGCGGGTCATGCAGATGAGAATTCAACTGACTAGGGACGAAGAATTCATTTGCCATGACGCGGCCATTCATTTGGCTAAGCAGAACACTGATTATTGGCAAACCCGTGAAGGTGGATATTCCAAGGAGAAAACACTTCATGATCTCATTGCACAAGACGCCGAAAGCATTGGCAGTGAATGGGTTGTAGCCAAATACCTGGAATTGCCATTTGACCCATTTGAGCAAAAGGGAAAACGCAAGGCTGACGTAGGTGCCAACTTCGAAGTGCGTTGGACTAAGTACGACGGCGGCCAATTGATCGTGCATGAATATGATCGACCAAATGACTTGGTAATTCTCGTCACCGGTAAATCACCGCGCTATTTCATTGCGGGTTGGATACCAGTTGCCGTCGCTCAGAAGCCACGTTATCGCTCATCAAGTCAGCCAAATTGGTGGGTTTCACAAATCAACCTTCGACCAATTGAGAATTTGAGGAAAACTGACAATGGACAAAACTGAATTTGAATGCCGTATCTGCAAGAAGATCACAATTCAGCTGATTCATAAAATTACTGACAACCTGCCACCTGGGGTCGAAGTAATTCAATGCGTCAAGTGCGAAGCCATGACCGTTGCGCAGATAGGGGCTATTAATGCCGATCTATGAATTTGAATGTTCATTGTGCAAAATCCGTGTTGAAGTGGATAAACCAATACATGAAGAACGCATTGCAACATGCTGCGGGCAACCCATGACACGTCTATTCAGTGCGCCTGGTATCTCATTCAAGGGCACTGGTTGGGGTCATCAAGCATGAATAGTTATCCACAGAAGTTATCCACAGGCAGGCAATTGTTGTGGACAACACGCCAAAAGCACGCTCAACTTATCCACATACCAGTGGGTAACTTGACAACGTTGCTACGCTACTTTCGCTTGAAGCGAGCCGCTGAGGCGGGTTGCTCGCAAGAGCGCAATCGCGTTGTGGGCAGGGCTATTGCCATTGCGGCATTGCTATCAATAACAAGCATTCCCGCAGCTGAAAGCGCTAATTATTCTAAAGATCATTTGAGGTTATATGCACATTCGAGGATTCTTAATTATTCTCAATTCATTTGCTTCAATAAGATAATTCACAAGGAATCACGCTGGTCATACACTGCCAGGAACAATTCACATTATGGCTTAGGCCAGATGAGATCAACCTGGTATCGCGATCTTGACCCATACCGGCAAATTGACGCAACAATCAAGTACATTACGAAGCGTTATCAAACCCCATGTAAAGCCTGGGCGTTTCATAAGGAGAGGAACTTTTACTAGTGAGTAGCGCATTAAAAGGCAATGGTTCAACGACCAAGTGGAAACAAATAGCAAAGCGCATTCGTGAACGCGACGGGTACACCTGCCAGATATGCGGCCTGGAAGGCAATTCGGTTGATCACATAATTCCGAGAAGTGCAGGTGGTACCGACGACGAGTGGAATCTTCAGTGTTTATGCACTAAATGCAATTCTGCCAAAGGGGGGCGGTTTTTTAATAGCACAAGGCCACCCCTGACCCTTCCTGGTTTAATATCCCCCAAAAACGATTCAAGAAGCCATGAAAACGACTGAGAAGCCCTCAGAAGGGCACCAAACGGCCTCAGAAGCCCTCAATAGCCCTCAAACGGTTTTGGGTAGGGACACAGACGTTGAAAACGCCCTAATCGGCGTACAAACCCCCAGAATCCACACGCCACTAAACGATTTGCCCTCACGCGGGGGTGAATTGATCGATCTGGCGACCAGTCTGGGTATCGATCTTATGGAATGGCAGAAATTTGCGTTGATTCACACGCACAAGATCAAGCCTGACGGGCGCTGGGCTACCCCAGTGAACACGATCGTTGTTGCCCGCCAAAACGGAAAATCGTTTCTCCAGCTGATCAGGATTCTGGGCGGTCTATTCCTATGGGACGAAAATTTGCAGATCGGGTCAGCCCATAGACTTTCGACGTCACTTGAACAATTTAGGGCAATGGTTCAGATCATTGAAAAGAATGATTCCCTGGCCAAACAGGTCAAGAAAATTCGCTGGCAACACGGTGGCGAGGAAATCGAAACAATCACTGGCAATCGGTTCATTGTGCGGGCTGGCGGTTCTGCTGCACGTGGCGTTTCCCGACCTTCAACGATTCACCTGGACGAATTACGCGAAATGACGGACATTGAATCTTTCGCTTCACTGCGCTACACACTTATGGCCGCTAGTAACCCTATGGTCATGGCCTACACAAATGCGGGTGATTCCAGTTCAATCGTATTGAATCAATTTCGTGATCGCGCGTTGGCTTCAATCGCGGGCGTTTCCGACGACATTGGTTATTTTGAATGGTCAGCGCCTACCGACGAAATCAGTGTGGAGAACGCACGGCACGCCAACCCGTCAATGGGCAGACTTATCCATGCCGATAATATCAAAAGCGTTTTGAATGACCCGCCTGACGTGGTCATGACCGAAGTATTGTGCCGCTGGGTTGTGGCGATCAATAGCGCGGTTGACGCTGCCAGTTGGGGCAACTGCCTGGACAAGTCGGTTGACCTAGACATTGACAAATTGACCTGGCTGGCAATTGATCTCTCACCGGACAGAAAACACGCAAGCCTGGTTGGCGCCCAGAAAATCGGTGGCGAACAATTCGTGGTCAAGTTGCTGCATACCTGGCAAAACGATCTTCAGTTAGACGACAAGGCAATTGCCAATGATCTTGCAGACTATGCCCGAAAATATCCAACCGAATACGTTCTTTACAGTCGCAAAACCAGCGCCGCCGTAGCCGCGCGCCTGGCACCTGCTGGCATTCCAATTTTTGACATGGACGGCGTTTATCCGCAGGCTTGTGACGAAATGTTGTCTGCGATCAATAGTGGTCGTCTAAAACATAGGGGGCAAGCCCAGTTGTCCGAAGAAGTTTTGGCTGCCGTTCAATTACGTCGTGGGGACGGCGGTTGGGTTATAGGTCGAAGGGCGTCACAGTCGGTCGTGTGCGCTGCCGTGGCCGTTGCACTTGCGACACACTTCGCGACACGCCCAGAGAATGATCTTGACATCATGGTGGGTTGAACTTATAAC